CTACTTAGCAGCGAACTTTAGTACTGTATTGATTGAACGTAGGGATTGGAGGTTAACTCCCTCCATCGCATCGCGCTGGCTTTGCGGGATCGCGTGCGTATAGATTCGCAGCGTCGTCGCAATGTCGGCGTGGCGCATTTGCTTTTGCAGGACCGACAATGGCGCGTTGGATTCGACCAACTCCGTTGCTAGTCCATGCCGGAAAGCATGCAAGCCTGTGTTCGCGCTTGGAATGCCTAGTTTACGCAGCACTGGCTTGAGGCCACACTTCACAACGTTATCTCGGGAGCGCGGTCTTAGGCCGTTCCGCGTAGCGAACAGTATGCCGCTTGGATTAGGCGTCCATTGCCGTACGTAGTTCCGAAGTGCCGCTTCAAGTGCCGACGGCATCGGCAGCAGGGCAACGGAACTCTTCGTTTTAGGTTGGCGGATTTCGCGCGTGTTGTCGTCCGAGGATTTGTTAACCCGCACGGTCTTGTTGGCGAAGTCGAGGTCATTCAGGGTCAGGGCTAGAATCTCTCCAGCACGCATCCCCGTAAACCACGCAAGTGTGAAAAGTGTTTTGAAGGGCTCTTTCGCCTCTTCAATGATTAGGGCCGCTTGTTCGCGAGTGAAGAAGGGAACAGGCGTCTCTCTTGTCGTCGTGCCTAGTTGCAGGTCTTTGAAGCGAGTTTTCGCTACCTTCATCCCGCACCGTTCAGCGTAGTCCATGATGGCAAACACCGAACTGAGGATGTTTACCACGGTCTTGGCTGAAAGTGTCTTCCGCAGATCGGTAGCGAATTGCTGCATTTGATGGACCCCCATTTCGTGCAGAGCGCACTGCTCAAAACGGGGCATGATGTGGGTTCGTAGGAATGACTCCCTAGCGCGAACCGTCGCCGGGGAGAGGTTTGGAGCGATTGCGCTTCGCCATTTGTTCACCGCGTCGGCGAACGTTTGGCCCTTGGGTGCTGGCGCAATGCTTCCGCGTTGGAAATTGACTTCTTGCATGATCCGGTCGTGCTCACGCCTAGCAGCACGCTCGGAGGTGGTTTGGAGGTTTCCTAGGAACCGCTTCACCTGCTTCGTACACACCGACCCGTCCGAACCGACCGAGTCAATGTAGTGTGAACTATACATTCCGCCGTTCTTCTCTTTGACGAAAGTGCCTTTCTGGAACCGCCTCCGTGGCACAGGACCTCTCCTTTTGCCAGGTTGCGGCGTTGCAAGCGGGTTTTCTAACGGTTTGCCTGTGAAAATCAAGGGTTCGGTCATGCGCCGAACCACGGTGTTATGAGTTCGCGTCACCTGTTCGTTTGGCCAGTTATGCCAACCATTTTATCTGTGAGAACGTGCCATTGGAGGCAATAACCCGATGAGCGAAACCACGTCACTCGAGACAGAGTTGAAGCCTTGCCATTGCGGGCGCTGCCCAAAGTGCCTAGAAAAACGCGCCAAGACGAGAGCAGAGAAGAAGCAGAAACGAGATGCGCAAGGTAAACAACTGACTATTCCAGGGCTGCGGACGAGGCCCTGAAAATGAACAGTGGGCGTGATTGGAGCGCAGCAGAATTAGCTTCAGGGTCTGAATGGTTGGATGAAGAAGGCAACCTCGTCACGCCATTTAGACCAGAACCTGTGTTCGACCTCGAAAAGTGGCAAGCCGAAGGTCTTGAGCTTGGCAAACGCAGCAAAGAATTAAAGTGGGAGATAGGGGACTGGCTTGTCAGGGGATCAGAGCATATCCCAGACATCGGGGCCGAGCGGATTGGCGGCTGTCAAATCCCTGCTAGCGATGCTTACTCCCAAGCGCATGAACTCACTGGCTTGGCCCGATCAACGCTGAAAGACCTTGCTAGCACATCCCGCCGAATGAATCCGTCTGTACGTACAGACGAATTGACCTGGTCACACCATCGGGTGCTCGTAAATGCTCTGCCAGATGCAAATGACGAAACCCTAAAGAATTGGCTTGCAAGGGCGATAGACGAACAGATGTCCGTCGCCGAGCTGAAACTGGCCGTCAAATTCGTAAAGGAACCTATTCTGGACAGGTCATTTCTCGTAACAGTTCCAATCGGGGTCTGGGAGGCACTAAAGGATTTTGCAGACGACGATGGCGGAACCGTTCAAGAGATTGCAGCCCAGTGGCTTTCATACCATGCGGATCGCCTCGAAACATCCGTGGAGCGCGAGATAGCGAAACAGCGTACAGCGGACCGGCGACGACAACAAAAGCGCAAGGTTGGTCTGAAATTAGCTAGTCAATACAGCTCGCTGCTGGAGAAATGATTTCGGCTGATTCGATAAGAATTTCCTATCGGTCAAAACTCTTGATCTGGCAGGTCAGGTGCGCGTATGATGACTATGTAGTCAACTGGCCTGCTTTTCACTCATCGTAATTAAGCCGAGCGGTCAGTCAGCCAAGAAGTTTTTGGCTAAGAGAGGTTATGTGCAAGAACCACGATACAAGTACAGCCCTCAGCAGCTTTCTCTACTTTCACGACAACTGCTCAGAAACTGGTACCTTCTTCATGCTCCGTCAAACTTAATCTCGAGTGAGGTAGCTGTTCGTTGGATTCAGCGCTACGCACTCGACATCATTGACGACGCAATCCAGATCACTGCGGATTGGGCCAAACGCAAAGCGGAGCAAGGAGTCATTCTAGAAAACCACGCTGCGTTAGCATACGCAAGTGCTGTGATGCGCAACAAAACCTGGCAACGAGACGCACTTGCGGAGAGCGCAAAGCAAGGTGGCCAGCGTTGAGGAGAAAGCCAACATCGAATCGCGACTTCATGCAAACCGTTTATCGTGTCAACCATCCAGAACTTGAGGATTGCGAAAAACTTTGGTTGATTGGGGTTGCCAGCTACGCATCCGAAACCGGCAAAGGGGCTTACCCAGGATACATTTCACTGTGCGAAATCACTGGCCGAGGTTTCGATCGGCAGCGAATTTATTCTCGCAAGTGTGAAAAGCTCGGTCTGGTTGAACTGGTCAGCAAGGGCCGCGGTAAAGGGATTGCGAACGTTTACAGGATTTGCCTCGAACACCCGGCTTACCCAGAAGATTACGCTGGGCGCAAAACCGCTTCTGATGAGAAGGGGTTTAGCGATATCAAAACCGCTTCTGATGGGAAGGGGTTTAGCAGCAAAACCGCTTGCGTGACCGACCAAAACCGCTTGCCTAACAACTCAAAACCGCTTGCGGATGGTACCAAAACCGCTTGTGTAGGCAAGGCCCTATCATATACCGCATCTGAACCAACACACACACACACATCCAAGCTGCCAAAATTTGACGCACCTGACTCACCTACAGCCGACGAGTGTGTGGGTGTTGAGTCTTCAAAAACCGAAGATCAAAAACTAATTCCGAAAAATTTTGATTTGCAATCCGAGGTGAATGCTTTTCTCAGAAACTTCGTTAGCGCTAACCACGGCCATGCCGGGACACTGACCACCGCACAGGATAATCAGCTCAAGCAACTGATCAAAGAGAATGGAAAAGAGGTATTTCGAAAGGTGGCAAGGCATTGGTTTAAGGTTGGCATGTTTGCGACAACAACAACGCATCCCTTCGGGCCATTCATAGCAGGCTTTGCAGGATATCTCGGGATGCTTCAGTACGCGGAGGCAGAAACGCAGAGAAAGGCTGATACAGAGGCCAAAAGAGAAGCCAGTGTAGAAGTAGCCAAGCAGCAGCATGAGGCTGTATGGGGCAAGCCCGAGGACGCGGAAGAGGCAGTAGAAGCACAAATTGAGGAGATCAGCAGTCAACCAGATGCCGATACGATCTTTGAGGACGAAAACAATGGCGTTTAGCGACTACCAAGCGCAAGCAATGATGATGTTTCCGAAAGTAACGAAGCGCTTCGGCGGCCTGAGGGGCGACGGCGAGTTCGGGATCCTAAACAAGTGTGGCCGCCACTGGCAGATTTGGTTGTATCCAACAGCGGATGAGGCAAAGGAGAAGTTGGCTTATTGGGCGAGCAACGGCTGCGGCCCTGACTGCTCGATGTCTCACGAAAAGATTCGGATTAAGCCCGACCTGGAGTGGCTCGACAAGAAATTCCGCCAGAAGGCCGGCCTGGAATAACGCAAGTTCGTAACACCCGAAATCGTGAAATGAGAGGAATCACCAATGAACGACGTTAACGTGTGTCTTGCAGATCAGGACAAAGTGCGACTTGGCGACGGCACCTACCGCCGAAGGCTGCCGAGCGGAGCGCTAATCAACTTGCGCGACATCCCGAGTGGAGAGACCGAGGAGTCACTGTCGGATGCCTTTGCGAAGGCTGGGATGCAAGTGCCACCGGAGCGAATTGATGTGAGGCCGGGCAACCGCGCAGTGGTGTCGGTGCCGATTGACGCGCTAGTCGCAGCAATCAAGGCTTTGACAGAGGGAGTACCGGAGCTTGGGCGCATCACGCCGCTAGGCGGACAAACGAAGCGTTATTAAAGGCTGAGAAGAAGGGGTATGGGTATCATTTTTCGATTTTCGGCTTTCCGAATTGACCGCCGCCTAGTCGAATTTTTGTGCACGACCAAAAATATCGGCGCTTAGAACCGCGTTTCCTGAGCATTGCTCCGCTGTAGACAGTCGTTTGATTTCAATTGAGGAGATACCGAGTGCGTAACCTAGCCATTGTGTGCCGCGACTTGAAGAGAGTGCGAAGGGCAGAGAGGAAACTTCGACGTAACTACAACGCGATCCATCGTTACCTTGCCCGAAATGGAGGGCTAGAAGGCTTGCCCAAACGAGGGGAGGAGCCTTCAGGTAAGCCTCCTAAACTCTCAGTTTATATTCGACACCAAAGGGAAATTTCCAAGGCGTTGAAGATTTGCTTGGATGAGGCTCGCACTTTGGAAGCCGAAAAGGCTGCGCTCGAATTGCAGGTCAAGGAAACTTCGGACGAATACGCTCTATGAGTTTTGTTGCCAAAGCGGACGCTTACCGGGCCGATGTATTTTGTGGCCGGGTGCCGGCGTGTGAGTGGGTTCGGCTGGCCGTTAAACGTGCGACCGACGACCGACTTAAACAATCGGAAGACGGCTTTCCTTTTCGATTTGATGAGGCGCGTGCCGAACGCGTCTGCAAGTTCATCTCACTCCTGACACACATCCAAGGGCCGAAGGCAGGAGAGCGGATCGTGCTTGAACCTTGGCAGTGTTTTGTGCTGACTGAGATTTTTGGCTGGGTATGGAAGGGAACTGGCACACGAAGATTCAAACGAGCATACCTAGAAATTCCAAAAGGAAATGGCAAGACGATCTTGGCCGCGGGCATTGCACTGTATCTCATGTGCGCGGATCAAGAAGGTGGAGCGGACGTCATTGCGACTGCTTCATCCTACGAGCAAGCAAGACTGTGCTTGGATACCGCGCGAAACATGTGCTTGAAGGATCGCATCCTTCAATCCAAGTTTGGTCTCAACGTTTTGGCGCATAAGATCACCCAGCCGAAGTCAGTTAGCAAACTCCGCGGACTGCCAGCAAAGGGTTCGGCAACAGAAGGGACGTCGGTACATGGCGCTGTGCTGGACGAATTGCACCTGGCAAAGACCAGAGCTGTTTACGATTCGCTTCGGACCGCAACTTCAAAACGGCCCCAAGCAATACTTGTCTGTATTACGACGGCAGGCAACGATACCGCCGGTGTCTGCTTTGAGGTTCATACGCACGTTGAAGAAATTCTTGCCGGGAAGCGCGTGGACGAAAGTTTTTGGGGCTGCATTTGGAGCATAGACGATGGAGACGATTGGCGGGCCGAAGCGTCTTGGCGAAAGGCCAACCCGAATTGGGGCGTATCTGTGGATGCCCAAGGTTTGCGTGAAGAGATAGGCCGCGCGCTTCAACTTGCCAGTATGGAAGAGGCCGCGAAGCAGAAGCATCTTTGCATTTGGTCGAACGACAAGGGCGAATCACCGTTCCTAACGCTGGAAAACGTGCGCAAGTGCTATGACTCAGAACTCAAAGATGATCTTGAAGGAGAAATTGCAGTCGGGATGGACCTTGCCAGTCGTTTAGACCTAACTGCCGTGGTTCGCCTGCACGCGAAGCATATTGATGGCCAGCTTCATTACTATGCGTTCTGCAAGGCTTGGCTGCCAGCCGAAACACTTGCACGCGCAAAGAACGCAAGCTATCAGGGATGGGCGAAGAATGGATTCCTTTTTGAGACCCCAGGAAACATCGTGGACCTAAGTTACGTTGAGGAGCACATTGCGGCCACACTGGACAAATACATCACAAGGGCAATCGTGTTTGACCCGCTTCAAAGCAATTTGTTGGTCACGAGGCTTCAAAAGCAGAAGCCGGAGACGCAGGAAGTGTGGATTGAGATGACGCAAAGTGGAAAGTACTTTACGCCGGGGATGCTCTTGCTTGAGGAACTCGTGGCCGATGGCAGATTCCACACCAACAGCCCACTGCTGCTCTGGTGCCTCTCGAATCTTCGATGTAAGAAGGGCGTGACCAACCTTCTCTTCCCGACGAGGCCAAAGGACGAAGCTCAAAAGATTGACGCGGCTGTGGCGACGGTTATGGCTCTCACGGCTTGCAGCAACACTTCGCTTGCTGAATCAATGACGGCGAGCGTGTACGAAAATCAAGATGTGTTCTTTGTCTGATGCCTACTCGCGCACGAATGCGCTGCCGGAATTCTGGTTGCACAGAGCTTGTGACCGGGCAGTACTGCGCGAAACATCTAACAACCAATCCTCGAAGCGCCAAGACAACTGATCCTTGGTACCAGTCCGCAGCGTGGCGGAAATTTGCTTCAGCCATGCGCGTGCAAAACCCTCAGTGCCAGAAGCTCGTCAAAGGTGAGCGCTGCATGCATTTATCGCAGCTCGTTCACCACTTAGTCTCTCCGCGCGTGCAACCAAGCCTTCTTCTTGACCCACAGAACTGCATTTGCCTTTGCCGCGCTTGCCATCCGCCCGAAGAAGGAACTCCTAGCTGGAAAGAGCATGTGGATTTCGTGCCTACCGTTTTGACCTTCGGCGTTTAAGTCGTAACACCTGCAAAAGTTTTGCGGGTCACTTGCGTGACTGATGGCCGGGCGTAACGTGCCACTCTCCTCACGCTGCGCTCGGCCTTCATAAGGAGGAATCCCCTTGTTTACCGTCATTGCGGTCATTGTTGCGCTTGGTATCGGATTTGGCGTTGGCCGAATTAAGAACGCCGCCAAGCTGAAAGCCATTAGCGCGGAATTCGCAAAGGTGGGAGCAGAAGCATCTGCCGAAGTGAAAGCCTTTGTTGAAGCCGTGAAAGCAAAAATCAAGCTGTAACACTTTTCAAGTTGGTCTGGGTCACAACCCACAAATTTCAATTGAGGTGTTTCGATGTCTTATTCCAATTCTCAGGCGTTTTCGCCGCGTGGTACAACCATCGGCTTCCTTGTTGAGCCTTCGGTTTCGTACCAGTTGCTTGCGGAAATCAAGGAAATCAACTTCAGCGGCGCCAAGTACGACCTGGCTGACGTCACCAACTACGAGAGCGGAAACTTTCGTGAGTGGTTGACCACGTTGGCGGACTCCGGCGAAGTGTCGTTCAGCGGGAACTACGTTCCCTCCGACAGCACGCAGGCCGCGTTGCTCGGCTACTTCAACAACGGCACGCTGGTTGACTGGCAGGTGACCTTGCCGAACGCACTCGGCGTCATCACTTTTAAGGGTTACGTTTCTTCCCTTGAGCATGCGCTGCCTCTCGACAAGGAAGCAACGATCAGCGGAAAAATCAAAGTCACGGGTAAAATTTCCGGCTTTTGATCCTGAATCCTAATGGGGATCCTCGCCAAACTCGGGCGGGTTCTCGCTGGTGCGGAGCAACGCTCTTCACTTGAGAACCCGCAGACCCCTCTGTCGTATCCGGCGGAGTGGTTGCTCGACATCTTTAACGGCGGACGCACCGATGCGGGTATCCGCGTTAGTGAGATGACCGCGTTGCAGGTCAGCACAGTGCTGGCTTGCGTAAACATTATTTCGAATGCGGTGAGCTCGTTGCCGCTTCACGTTTACGAGAAGCAAGTCAAAGACGGCACGGTTTCAAAGCGCATTGCACACAACCATCCGCTGTACGAACTTCTCCACACTGAACCCAACCCGGAAATGAGTAGCGTGACCTGGCGGAAGACTGTGCAAGCCCACATGCTTCTTTGGGGCAATGGCTACGTCGAAATCCAGCGAAGTACACAAGACAATTCGATTGTCGCTCTTTGGCCGCGCAACCCAGCTCGCACGCGCCCTGTTCGGCTGCTCGACAAAGTCGAGCTTGAAGGTGATGTGTACCCAGCCGGAACAATGGTCTACGAGACCAACGAAAGTCTGACCGGCGCTGCGATTGATGACAGCAACACAACAGACGAACAAAAGCTCGGTCCGAAGCGCGTCATTCTTGCCGAGGACATGATCCACCTTCCAGGTTTGTCGCTAGACGGCAGACTTGGGCAGCCAACGATTCAGCTTGCACGTCAGGTTATTGGCCTTGCGCTCGCGACGGAAAAGTACAGCGCCAAATTCTTTGCCAACAATGCGAGGCCTGCTGGAATTTTAACGACGTTGGGTACGCTTGCGGATAAGGCCAAAGAAAACCTCAAACGGTCTTGGTCAGAAGGATACGGCGGCGAGAACGCTCACAAGACGGCGTTGCTCGAACAGGGCGTTACATACACGAAGATTGCTGCTACGCCTGACGAAGCACAGAACAATGAGAGCCGTGCATTTCAGCGCGTTGAGATTGCAAACATCTTTGGCGTTCCCGCAAGAATGGTTGACGGCGACGAACACGCTGCCAGGTCCACAGCGGAGCAAAGCGCGATTGAACTTTTGAATTTCTGCCTTCATCCGTGGCTTGCGACCTGGGAAGCAGAATTAAAACGCAAGCTCTTCCATAAGATTGGCCGTTCTGCTGGTAAGAACTCTGCGCACTTCGATACGCGACGCCTGACGTACCCCGATGCTGCCAGCCGGTCAACACTGTACGGGTCGGGCCGCCAATGGGGTTACCTGACGACGAACGACATCAGGGAGCTTGAAGGCTTGAATCCGGTGGACGGACCAGCAGGATCAATGCTGTGGCGTCCGGTCAACGTTTGCGACGCGAGCACACCAGCGCCGAACCCTTCTGATCCTGCAAACAAGCAGCCATCGCCGGAGGCAAAGCCATGAACTTAGTTGTAGTGGCACAGCCAACGAGCGAGCCTGTTTCTCTAACACAGGCCAAGAATTTTCTGCGCGTCACGATCACTGATGATGACGTTTTGATCGGCACTTTGATCTCTGCCGCACGTGAAGCAGTTGAGACCTTCACCGGACGTAGCATCGCAACGAAGCAGTATCGGCAAGGCTTCGACGCGCCACCTTACTTTGTTGACAGCGTGGTTTCACAGATGGCGTATCCACCTGCGTACTACTCGCTGCCGATGTACAGCACGGCAATGTGGAATTATTCGCAAATGATCAAATTGTTTGCACCGCCACTGATCAGCGTGGACGAAATTGAGTACACGGATTCAGCGACCGGAAACGACCTGATTCTCGATCCGAGCAAGTACCTCGTGGATTCAGATTCCGAACCGGCACGTTTGTTCCCAGGTCCGGCGGGTAGCTACTGGCCGAGCTGCTTGTTTGTACCGAACGCCTTCCGCGTCACATTCACGGCAGGATACGACACAGACCCGTCGAGCGCGGGCGTACCTGCGGACATTCAACTAGCGATCATGATGCTGGTCGCTAATTGGTATGAGAACCGCGGCGAGATTGCAGCGGACATTCCAAAGAACATTCAAATGTTGCTTTGGAGCAAGCGCGTTCTCGACTGCCAACCAACTAGAGGTTAAGAGGATTTGGATGGCGAACAATGGCAGTGGGCTTACATCGGTGGGGATACAGTCGGGCCGTTTGCGTCAGCGGGTCTCGATTGTTGAACCATCAGCTACAAAAGACAGCTTTGGCGGAAGCATGCCTGGTGGTGGAACCGTGCTCGCAACTGTGTGGGCCAGCATCGAAGCCCTCAGCGCCAGAGACCTCGTTGCCGCTCAAAGTTTTGCAAGCGTCGGAACCCATCTCATCCGAATCAGGTGGATGAGCGGAGTACTTGCAAAGCAGCAAGTGGTTTATGGCACGCGGACGTTTCAGATTCAGGCTGTGTTGAACCCGAACGAGCGAACCAAAGTATTGAACCTGCTCTGCGTTGAAGTGAACGACAGTCAGCAACAGTGAGGATAACATGGCGATAGAAGAACGTTCAATAAAGGTTGAAGTCAGGGCGGCAGCCGACGACCCGAACAGCATTGAGGGCTATGCCGCCGTGTTCGATTCACTGTCAGAAGACCTCGGCGGATTCCGAGAAGTCATCAAGAAAGGAGCTTTCAAACGTGCACTCGATTCTAACCCTGACGTGCTTTGCTGCGTTGACCATGACGCCTCCCGGCTTTTGGGCAGAACTTCTTCGGGCACTTGCTCGATCAGAGAAGATGACAAAGGCTTGGCCTTTCGCTGCTCGATGCCAAACACCACGCTCGGCCGCGACACGCTAGAGCAGATCAAACGCGGCGACATTAGCCAATGCTCGTTCCGTTTCTCGATGGATGACGACGACGAAGAAGGCGATACCTGGGAGGAGTTTGACGACCAATCTGGCCAGTACATTCTCCGCACGATCCGTTCGGTAGGTGCGCTGTACGACGTTTCGCCGGTTCTACAACCGGCCTATAGGGCGACTTCGGTCAAGGTGGCCTAAGAGTGAGTTTTCTTGAGGGCATATACCAGAGGATTTCTACCGATAGCGGCATTGTTGCTGCTGGTGCTGGTGTGTATCCGAGCCTTGCTCCAAAGGAGTCGGAGCTTCCTTATGTGGTTTATACACAGGTTGGAGGAGGTAACGTCAGTAGCTTCGACGGTCCTAACCGATTGCAGCCCGCTCGTGTCCGTTTTTCTTGCTACGCAGCTTCGTACGGTGCTGCAAAGAATTTGGCGGCTGCTGTCAAAACGAGCTTGAGCGGATTGCTCGTAACACTTTCTGAAGGAACTAAGGTCCAAGGATCGTGGGTCGAGTTTGAAGCGGATGATGCAGAAGCCGACCTGCAAGGCACTGTGTTCGCGTGCCACGTGGATATCAGTTTCATGTTTGTGGACGAGGGGTGACACATGGAAGTCGAAATGAGCAATTTTAATCAGCGGGCGATTCCGAAGTCTTGTCCCGCAGAACTGCGCGCCAAGATTGAAGGCGTGCGCAACAAACCAGCAACCAAGCCAGCGGAGCAGGACAACGAAACTTGGGAGCTGATGAAAAAGTTTGCTACTGAACAAGTAGCATAACGTTTGGCCCACCGGCCGGCGTATTAAACAGGTTCCTCGATCATAGACGGTTTCAACCGCCTTCTCCGGATGACAACACCTGTAATTCAAAATGAGGTGTTAGTGTGTCAAAACTCAAAGAGCTACGTGAAGAGAGGGCACGTCTTCATTCCGAACTCTCTCAAGTTCTTGCCGGTGCGGATTCTTCCGAATCGCGTGAGAAAGCAAAGAAGCTGATCGCTGCAATGGATGAGAAGGCCAAGGAAATCACGGCCATCGAATCCAAAGGGCTGTCGGCAGTTGGGAACGGACTCGCGTCTGAAAAGGACGTGGAGTTTCGTAGGGCTTTTGCGAACTATTTGCGCAAGGGCGAGAATCGGTTGAACGACGCCGAGCGAGCCATCATGGAAGAAAAACGCGATGGTATCGTTGAAGGCGCTCCCATGACCGGCCACATCGGTACGTATACCGGCCTCGGCTATTTTGTGCCGAGCGGATTCGTGTATGACGTTGAGACGGCGTTGAAGTTCTACGCGCCACTGCTCAACGGCGGCGTTTTCACGGTCATGGATACCGCATCAGGTCAACCGCTGCCTTACCCGACCAACAACGACACCACGAACACGGCGGCGCTGGTTGGTGAGTCGTCTGTTGTTTCTGAAGAGGACGTGACTGCGGGCCAGATCATCTTCGCTGCGTACAAATACACCAGCGGATTGATCAAGGCTTCCATCGAGTTGATTCAGGATAGTGCGTTTCCTTTGGAATCGTGGCTGGCCGAACGTTTTGCGGTTCGCTTTGGACGCAAGTTTGAAGATGAACTGACCAACGGAAACGGTTCCAGCAAGCCGACTGGTTTGCTGCAAGCCATCTCAAATTCCGGCGCGTCACCCACTGTTGCTGCTGGCTCTGCCACGAACAGCGGCGGGTCCGAAACTGGTGCGAATAGCATCGGCACGAATGACATCGTCAACCTGATTCACAGCGTCGATCCGGCTTACCGCCGCAACGGCAAATTCATGGCGCATGACACCACGATTGCGTCGTTGCAAAAGATTCTCGACAAGTTCGGTCGGCCAATTTGGACGCCTGGAATACAAGAGGGCGAACCAGATCGGTTGTTCGGATACCCGATTGTCACCAACCAGGCGATGCCCCAGATCGGTGCTTCAAACGTCACGATGGCATTCGGGGATATGTCAAAGTACCTCGTTCGCCGCGTGAAGGACTTCAGCGTGTTGACCCTCCGGGAACGCTACGCTGAATACGGCCAGGTCGGCTACCTCGGATTCATGCGGGTAGACGGCAATTTGCTTGACGCGGGCACACACCCGATCAAGTTGCTGCAACAGACCTCCTAAACCTCAAACTTCATGTCTCGTTTGTTCGGGCGGGGCAATGATGAGAAACGCCTCGGGGACACTGGCTCCGGGGCGTTTTCTTTTATACGTAACACCGTCGTTTGCTTTGTCCGGCGTTGACAGCGTCGGTGTGCAACGCCCTGGCCACACCACTGGAGCCACACCAGCACACCGACATTTTACGGAGCACAATGTCTACCCCAAACTTAGCAATCACTCATCTGACGGCCTCGCAGAACAACAAAGTGGTTACCGCGAACACCGCGTTTGACGATCTGGATGCGGCCCTGTGCGGGAACACTTCGCAGGCGATGCCTGATTCCGATTTGACGCTCGACACCACGGAATTTCTGACGCACATGCTGTTGATCTTTACCGGAGCATTGTCGGCGGACCGAAACGTGATTCTACCGGCGCACGCGAAACCGTTCATCGTCGTCAACAACACCACCGGCAGCCCTTCGGCCTTTAACTTGACGTTCAAGGTCGGAACTGGCGCGGCCTCAGTGGTGATCAGCGACACCGACGCGCACATGCTTTTTAGCGACGGCGTGAATAGCGTTTACAAAGTTTCTTAGGAGCCAAATGCGCATCCCCGGAAGCACTATCGAGAAGTGCCCGCACGGAATTTATTTGGCTTCGCCGGAAGAACGAGCGTTGAACCGAGCTAGGTATTGCTGCTTTTGTTGCCCAGACGTTTACATTCGAGCGTCGCCTCGCCAATGGAAGGAAGCTCTTATGGCACACCCGGTTCTCCAGCGCACGTACAACAAGCACGCCTGCCCGAGGTGCGGCTGTGAGACACACAGCGAAGAAGGGAAGATTTGGGTATGTGCCGATTGCGGTAACGAGCGCGAGAGACCGCATGGAGTGAGAAAGAGTACGAGAGCGATTGTGAGTATCAGGACGGTCCAATGTTAGGCGAGCATAACGACTTCGAAAGTGCAATTGGCCAGGTTGGCCTTGCAGACTTTGGGCGGATGCAGATTGATTCGCAGCAGTTCCGCAACAACGTCCCGCCTTGGAGCCAGTCTGACCAGAAAGTTCGTCTGGTCGTCTATCACTACGTTTGGCGATACGTCCACAGCATGATTCACGGTCGTATACAAGAATTGAAAAGCGCTCCGCTCAGCAAATTGGAGCGCATTGCAAAGACCGAATGCCGACAGATGATTTTGAAACGCTTGGAGACAACCTACGCCAAATGGCGGCCTAAGTGGGAAGAGCACCTGCGTATCACAGAATGCGGAATTGCAACACACGCGGTCAGGCTGATTCACGCGGCCTATAGGAGAAGGTTGAAAGGCCCTGACATTGCGGAAGAGCTAGAAATGGATCATCGCGCAGTTCGGCAGACGCTCTTTCGGTTAAACGCTATCGCCCGTTGCTTGTTTCCTGAAGCTGAGTGCATGAAGCCAGGACACAGAACACTCGAACCTGATTTGAAAAAGAAGTTCATGATGGTGGGCCGTCAACGATATGACAAGAAGGATTTCGAGAAATTGGCGGACCGCTACAATGCTGGCGAAAGTCTAAAAGAACTTAGCATTCAGTCGGGAATCAAAACGGGGACACTGTATTGGGGCTTCCACCGCTACGGGTTGCTTGCCGACGACAGAAAAACGAAGCAGATGCTTCGATTGACGCAGGAGACCAAACTCATCGCCGAAAAATTCAATTCCGGTATCAAGCTCAAAGAACTTGCAAAAGAGTTCAATCTGACGATCTGGCAGCTTCGGCATCGGATAAAGAAGTTTGGATTGAAAACTCGCAAAACGCGAGGCCCGGCCTACGGACCCAGAAAGAAGACCACGAAAGCAGACATGGAGCGGTATGCCGCCTTGCGGCGAGCGGGATGGACCTACGCGATGATTGCGGCAGAAGACGGGATCAATCAATTCGCGATGATGAAGAAATTTAAGCGTTGGGGGCTGCAAAATGTCGGACGTGGTGAGCTTTAAGGTCACAGGATTGGACGAGTTGCAGAAGGCACTCGAGGCCAAAGGCAAAGAGGGTCGGCTTGCTCTACGAATTGCGCTGAATGCTGGCGCTGGCGACGTGAAGTCCGCGATGCAGGACACCGCTCCGGTAGAGGCCGAAGGTCCTGACGCGGGGTTCTTGAAGAAGAACATCAAAACAAAGGTAACGCTCCGTCGAAACGAAACGGCAGGTTCGGCGAAGGTCGGAGCAACGAACGCGATCTACCCAAGTAGGGGAGGGAAGCATGGCAAGGTGTCGTTTCGATTGGCCAGTGGAAAACTTGTTGAATTTATGTCGAAACATGCAGGAGCAGCAACGGCTGCAATGGTTGGCCGTTTCTTAGAATTTGGCACTCGGAAAATGACGCCACATCCTTGGATGAGTCGTGCTTGGGATCAGTCGAAACAGGTAGCGTACGACCACATCGTCCGCAAGTTGAAAGAGGGTTTGAAGCTGCAATAACCGGAAGTCGTAGAAGCTGTTTTGGCAGCTAAGGATACAGTTTTCCTCCAAACCTGGGGACATCCGAGAGCCTTTTGATCTCCGACAGGTCAGTTCCCTTGGGAACAACCACCACTCTTTGCCATACGCTCAAGTTTGAACCGGCCGAACTTACTGCGGAGACCAACTCGGGGTTGGTGAATACATCGGCCATGTGTTGAAGCCCGCCAGATATATTGAACGGCCTGCCCACGGCAATTCGAGAGTCCTCTAGCTCGTCAATTGACGGGTCGGGAATTCCGCAGACGAGAACTACGTCGTATTTATCAGCCAAAGAGATTATAAGAGAAGTATCCACAACCACTTGACAGCCGATTACTTTCCCAGAAGCATCGGCCAGCGCGGCCCACTGGACTGTTCTTGGAATCATCTCGCGTTGGTTTCTGCTGTAGATCGTCCAAAACCCCAAGATGCTCAAGATCAAGCTGCCAAGCAATAGCGCAGAAATGAACCAACCGCGAGCTCGCGAAATCGTAATTGACCCTGAGTTTGATTTGGTGGTCGCCAGCTTAGAGATCAGTTCGATGAAGGCAGCGATGCCTCCCAGCGCAGCGAAGAGAGCGAACAAAAAGAGCCATGACTCTTGTGACAT